GCCCTGATAGTATCGGACGCAAGCAAGATAGATGTCGGGGACACCCTGTTAATAGACTCTGAACAAATCTTCGTATCTGATCGAGACTTTGCCGCCAGAGCAAGTATCCTCCTGGATATGGGGAGTGATCTTGCGGCTGTTAACAATACGGTCACGGTCACCCTGGATAGCAGTCATGGCATAGTGGCGGGGGAGGTTATCCGCATAGACTCGGAACAGATGTACGTCGTATCGGTTAGCACCAATGACCTCACAGTGATCAGGGCATGGGACGGTTCTGTCCTTGCGGCTCATAGTAACAATGTGGCTATTCATGTGAACCGAACCCTAACCATTGAGCGGGGGGTAAACGGTACAACCGCCGCATCTCATTCTGATTCTACCGCTATCAGTAAATACACCCCAGACAATGACGTTGCCAGGTGGTGCTTGGCCGAGGCGTTATCTACCTATCACCAGGAGAATGCAGGGTGGGCAAGGACTACAACTGGCACGGGCTTTGTTAATGGCGGGACATTTCCAGACAGAGAATTGGAGGGGGCTAGTATGAGCCAACTGAGGACTTCAATGGTGGCCTACTATCGCAAGGCACGAGAGGCGGTAGTTTAATGCCTATCGGTGGAATAGACGTAAAGGTAACAGGGCCACTCGCCAGGGAAGGCGCACGCATTACCGAACAAATGACTGCCAAGTTTGTGACAAGGATGCTAGAACTTGGAGAGCAACGCTTGCACAGCCAACTCGTTAAAGAAACAGAAGGCGGTGTATTCAAGTCTGCACAGCGGGCGGGTGATCAGGTGAGCAAGGGTCAATATCGTCAGTCGGTCAAGGCATATCCCAGGGGAACACGGGGGCAGATACATGACGGGGGTTCGACATACGGCCCTTGGTTGGAATCTGGGAAGAGCCGTTATGTTACGAGGTTCCGTGGTTACCATACATTCAAAAAGACTAGCCAATGGATGCAGAAGGAAGTCCCGAATGAGGCGAGGAAGTTTATTCGCCTACTGAGTCAAAGAATGAACGGGAGGTAGTATGGCCTTTGATATAAGCAATACACTTCATGCGGTTGAAACATATGTCCAAGACCTGGGCTTGTTTCAGTCTGTACAGATTGGGGAACCGAAGCAACCGCCCGCCCAGGGGATGCACGTTGCGATCTTCATGAATTCTATCGGGGTGAATCTGATATATGTAGGGGGTGACACCAGGGAGAACCATGTTGTCACCCTGCGGATATACAAGGATATGCTCGCAGAACAAACGAACCCACAAATAAATCTAGAGACAGAGATGGCGGTTACTGCGTCCAAGCTGATGGAAAACCTTCTCGGCGATACAGACTTAGAATCGACCATCATGTCTCTGGATGCCGCAGGTATGGACGGAACGCCCATGCGGGCGGTGTATGGGTATATTGATGTAGGGGGCAAGATGTTCAGAACGGTGGATATAGACCTGCCGTTTATCGTGAACGGGTCTGCAACCCTGGCAGGAATAGGAGTATAGAATGGCGAAACAATCTGGAATCAGCGATGCAATATATGTCGGGGGGCGTGATCTGTCTGGCAACGTAACCTCGGTGGATACGGTAAGTGCTAGACGGGCTACCATAGACACCCCAACCATAGACTCGGCGGCTATGGTGAGACTACAGGGCCAGGCTGATGGTGAAATAACGGTGACCTCCTGGTTCGATGACGGAACCAATCTGGAGCATGATGCCTTCTCACCGTTGCCGACAACTGATGTCACTGTATTGTATTGCAGGGGGACAGCGGCTGACTCACCTGCGGCGGGTCTGGTAGCCAAGCAGATCAACTATGACGGCAGTAAGTCCCAGGACAAGGCATTGACCCTAAATGTGCAATGCTTGTCATCAGGTGGAGTGCCGCTCGAATGGGGTGTACTGTTACAGGCCGAAGCAACTCATTCAAGTGCAGGTAGCAGTTCCTCCAAGGATGACGGGTCATCAACCAGTAATGGTCTGGCGGCCTATTTGCAGTTAATAGATATCAATAGCGGATCGCCTACTTTCAAAATAGAGGACTCGGCCAATGACTCCAGTTGGGCTGACCTGGTATCCTTCACGGCTGTTGCCAATGGCAACGAACCAACTGCACAGAGGGTAGAGGTTTCGGGAACTGTGAACAGGTATCTGCGGGTTACTTCAACAGGGACATTCAGTAATGCCAAGTTCATCATCATGTACAGGAGAGGGGAATCAGTGGATGTTACGGCCTACGCATAGCAATCACTTTGAGGCAAACTGGCCGAGCCGTACCCATTGGCGCAAGGCTACCTGTCGGGAGGTGAACTGTTCTCATTATGTGAACGGATGGGTTACCAGGGTTGCACCAGGTAGTCCGCAGGACTTATATATCCGAGGGGATACAGAACGGCAACACAAACTGGAACGGGGTGAGGAGTTTAACTTCTACACCTTTGAACCAGGGCAACGATGCTATAAGTCTGGACAGCATAGGATAAAGCTAGACCGAGGCCCGTGGTTGACTAAGAACCAATCTGGCAAAGCATGGGGGCGGTTGGAATCGAATGCGATGGAAGCCAACCAATGGACGGATGAATTTAACGAGGAAGCGTATCAGGCTAATAAATTTTTAGGAGGGTGAAATGGCGAAGGAAGCACCTACAATGACGGTGGCCGTCGATGATAGTGGGGGTTCTGCGAGGAGTATCGAAAATGACTTGACCTCAGTAGACTGGGCAATACCCAGGGCAGTCCAGGACGTGACGGGAGTAGACAAGGCGGCTATTGAGCGGCTGTTACTCTTGTCGGACTTTAGCATTACCATGAACGGGGTATTCAACGATGCAAGTAACGTCAGCCACGATGTATTCAAGACCGTGGCAAGTGCTACGGCATCCCGCACGATTACCCTGGTCATGTCAGGCCAGACACTCCCTGCGGAGTGTTTCATAACGGACTATCCGCTGACTCGTGCGGCATCTGGGGAACTAACGTTTGCAGTTCCCGCCGTACTTCAAAGCGGAACAGCACCAACCTGGGCATAATTAAATAGGAGGGGAATAATGCAAGCCACCCAGAAAGCACGGAACGGCTTTAGTCAGGCATTTAGAATCCCCAAGCGTACAGCACGGCTCGTCTTTGGTAACGATTACGAAGGAGCAGAAGTGGTTGTGCGATTGGATGTGCCTGTCGGAACATTTCTGGAGATACAGGATTTGGTAGCACAGGAGAAACAGCTACTCGTATTCCAGATATTTGGAGAACAGATTTTGGATGACTGGAATGTTATGACCGATGAGGGGAAAAAGATACCCGCCGATGGTACGGGTATGAATGCGATACCGATAGACCTTGCTAACCTTATTCTTACGCAATGGGTGGAGGTGGCGGTTCAACCCTCGATCCCTTTAGACGAGCAATAGACAAATGGGTTGCAGTTGGTGGGGGCATAGATGAAGACGGCAAAGTAGTTGAGGCTCCCTGGGAGTTAACAAGGGCGAGGTTTATTGACGGCCTGTGTCAGCGGTACAGTTGCCTCCCGTCCCAACTGTTGAATGAAGATGTGGATAATATCATGAAGACACTTGCGATAGTACAGTTAGCAGAGGGGAAGGACGATAGCAGGGTTAGTCCTAACTCTGTAGAAGATATGCTAGGGAATATGTCAACGAGTTTATAGTATGGCAAACGAAGTAGTAATAAACGTTAGGGCTATGACTGGTGATGCCACAAAGTCCATGAAGGACTTGAAGGGCAGAATGCAGGGAATGGCTACGTCGGCCAGAACCGCAGGGATCGCTTTGTCTGCTATGGGTGCAGGGGGAGCGTTAGCTATCAAGGGATTCGTTAATGCGGCGATAGAACAGAACAAAGCACTGGATACCCTGGGGGCAGTTGTTGCCACTACAGGAGCCGATTTCGATGCTGTAAAGGGTAAGATTCTAGAGACAACCGCCGCTCTACAAGCCAAGACCAACTTCGGTGACGAGGCGCAGATTCGTACCCTGACTATCCTCACTACCATTCTGGGCGATGTAGACCAGGCAATGGCGGCATTACCCGCAGTCATGGACGCTTCTTCAGCATCGGGGTTACAGATGGAGAGCGTTGCCAAAACGATGGGCAAGGCTTTAGCAGGGACAGTTCATCAAGCGGAAAGCGTTGGTCTTGTTTTCGATAAGACAGCAGGGTTCTCGGAGCGTCTTGACCAGGTGTTCGGGAAGGTTGGGGGAGCGGCTGAAGCTAACGCCGACCCCTTTACTCAGATGGGGAACAGTTTGGGTGACTTAAAAGAAACTATCGGTAATGCCCTGATTCCTGTCTTGACTCCCCTGGTGGGATGGCTGACCAAACTATTCCAAAAGATGCAGAACGCCAACCCTACCCTGCTCAAAATAGGTGCAGTCCTGGCGGTTGTGGCCACGGGCTTTGCTCTTGTAGCGGGGCCAGTGTTATTGCTTATCTCTATGATCCCAAGCCTTGTCGCAGGTATTGCGTTAGTGAAAGGGGCATTCATAGCATTGGCAGGTTCGACAGGGATTGGGTTGATAGTGGTGGCCCTTGGGATGTTAGCTGTTCTATTTGTAACGAAGTTTGATTTCATCAAGGAAACAGTTGGCAATGCCCTGCAATTCATTCTGGATAAGTTTATTGAATGGGGGCGTTCAATAGCCGAGCCAATTGATGCACTCATCAATACATTCAATCAGTTAACAGGTACTTCTATTCCTCTGCTGTCAGAGAAGTTGGATCAACTAAGTGAAGTGACCATCGACTGGAGCCGTGAGATTGAGGAAGTGGATGAGGCGGTCAATGATGTAGACAAATCTCTGGGCCAGGTTGGTCAGACCATGAATAACAAAATCGTCCCTGCAACCAAGAACATGAAACAAGCGGCAGATGACGCACTTAGTCCATTTCTGGAGTATGGGTTCCGACTACAGGCAATGAAGGAGCCGATGGAAGACTTGAGCCATGAAGCCCAATCATTAGCCAGAGAGTTTGGGATTAGTATGTCTGACGCTATAGACTTCATTGCTAATATCAAATTGGCAGAACTAGACCAACGGATGAGAGAAAGTGCCGAAAAGTTGTTGGGTATGGGTGGCGGCGGTGCGAAAGCCCCGTATGATCCAACGGGTGGCGCATTCATGAGGCTGGCTAATATGTGGTCACCAGAAACTTCTATAATGTTATCGCAGATGGAAGATGCTGGTGCTTGGGTTCGCACAATGGTAGACAGGGCCAATGCGGGTGGCACATGGAACCAAATCACAGGCGAGGTTTCTGAGCCTGTGTCTATCGTTGCTACAGTGGATGGAGACGGCGCAGACAAGGCATCGGGCAATGCGGCTACCAAGAATAACAGCATGAACGGATAAGGTAATCAGGAGTAGATATGGCCTGGACAGTTCAATTATTAAATGATGATACAACGCTAGACCTTAACGACGGGTCTGCTTATTCAGCCCGTGCAGGTTTTCTTTCACCCTTGCCTTCCAGACGGTTTGCAACAGGGGGAGCCAACCTGTTCAGACATGGTTCTGATATACAGGAGCGGGTATATAACAACCGAATCGTCACGGTAACTTTGCGGATACATGGTTCAAGCCAAGACAATTTGATAGCCAACATCAATGCTGTCAACGACCTGTTAGAACGTGCCGCAGAATACACGACAAGCGGCATCGGTAGCCAGGTGAAACTCCGCAGGAAATGGGAGGGTGCTACTAACCAACTGGACTTCCATATACTGGAAGGGGTTCTAAGCATTGGGGATGAGTTTGCCCCTAGTCATGCAGTTAATACCACGATAGCAATAGCAAACCTTCGGCTTGTATGTGAACCCTTTGCCTATGGTGCAGAGGAAACGATTGAGAACTATGTGCTTGACCCAGGGTTTGAACTGGGTGCAACCCATGTCGGTTCAGTCCTGGCAGATTGGACAAGGGATACATCGGTCAAGAAGGACGGCATTGCCTCCCTCAAATTGGTGATGACGGACTCTGGAGGTAGTGGTCAGGTTGTAGAGCGCAACCAGGTTCTTGCCGATGTAGATGCAGGAGAGGTCTGGTCTTTTCAATGTTGGGTTCGGGTGGATGCCCTGTCGAATGCCAAGGTAGTTATGGAGTTGGACTACAACACGGGAACCGATGTTGAGGTTGCAACCACAACCGTTAATGCCAGTTCATTCGTTAAATTGACAGCCAATAATAACACCGTCCCAGGGAGCGTGACCCAGGTGACGCTACGACTCCGCTTGGAAGCTACTGCGGCAGATGCGACAGGGACTGTTTATATAGATAATGTGATTGCTGTGTTGGCATCTGCTGTTCCTGTGGCGTGGGCGAGTAGTCATACCCTGGGCAATCATTCCGAGGATTCATCCCAAGCCCAGACAAACTATATAGACGTTCAGGATATCCCAGGTGATGTACCTGCACTCTTACAGGTAAGGGTTCTGGAGAACGACAGTCACGATGAATTCTGGCTAGGTGCAAGACACGCAAGTCGACAACATGATGCCCTGAGTATCCTGACATTTGATGGGGTAGACGGTACAGCGGCGGCAACGAATACGGCGGCAAACTTTACAGCTACAGCCGCAGATACAAACCTGTCCGATGCAGGTGCGCTCGGTAATACCCAACGGCTCTCCACATATTTGGAGTCGGGGGGTAGTCCTAGAGCAATGACGAATGCAGTATTATTCAAGCATACCTGGACAATAGCGACCCCACCTCATGGAACATACAGGGTTCTGCTTGCGTGTAGGGTTCGGAACGGGGTAGGTAGTTCAGCAACGCAATCATGGGATGCCAATAAGTTTAAGTTCGGGTTGAATTATACTTATGGGGGTTATAGCCTTCTGGATACTACATCGCCAGACACTACATCATTTGTGGCAAAAACGACTGCGACCTTGGCAGGAGGTGTTTATTCTGCTGATGAACTTCTGGACTTGGGAACCCTAACCATTCCACCAGTAGCAACCCCAGACAACCAGACCGAGGCAAGCCTTGATTTAATTGTCCACGAATACCATACCGACACAACGACTATTCAAGCGGCTCAAGAGTTGTACTGGCTGATTGATTGGGTTGCCCTTATGCCTATTGATTACGGTTCCATCTATGTTAGTAAAACAGATGCCGCTAATGTTCTCCTGATAGATTCCATGTCCAAGGTTAAGGGCTTATATATTATGAATGCCTCGGACGTGGTGCAGTCATTCCCGACCAACCAGTTGGGCCGTGCGCCAGAAGCGCACCCGAAGGGAACCAGGATATTCATGGTTGGCCAGGACTCCAATTATGACGGCACGGAAACCTTCACAGTCAGCATCACATACAGGCCACGATTCCTGTATGTCATGGGGGCATAATGCCATTACACCCGCTCCTCCAGATAAGGCTCTACGACAATGATCTGACAAGTCCAACCCTGATTGAGGACTTAACAGAACGGGTTATGGGGTTAAAGTTTGGCACGGCTTTGAATGGGGGTTTCAAGTTTTGCACCTTCACCCTGGCAACTGGCATCGGGGCGGCGTGGAACTGGTTAAGCCGTGAAGGGAAGAAGGGGTATCACTTCAACCGCATTGCAATCCATGAGGAGCAGACCCTGGTATGGGAGGGGCGTATTACTGATATAACCTTACAGGTTGCAAGCGGCAACCAGTTTCTCGGCGTAACTGCACAAGGTTACTGGGGGGCTACTCATGACCAGTATTATTCCGATGATGATGGTAGCCGCACCGACTGGACAAGCGGGTCGGGTCACCAAATTGATGACATTATTAAAGAGGTCTTGACCGCCGAATGCCCAGACATAAACAGTGACCAGACCAACATAGCGGCGGGGAGTCGTGACTTGGTTGGCATTAACCTGTCGGCCAGAGCATACCCGCAAGACATAATCAACAACCTGACAAGTCTATCTGATGATGATGGGGCTGTCTGGTTCTTTGCGATCTGGGATAACCGAGTGCCGTATCTGTTCAAGAGGGTGGCTACTCAGATTGACTGGTATGTCTGGCTCGAAGATTTGGGAGACTTACGACTGCAACAATCGGCGGTGCAGTTACGCAATGCAATCATCCCCACGGTTGGCGGTACAGAGGGAACAGTTCAGACCGATACCACAAGCCTTGCCC